GGATTGCTCCAGAGGCGGTGCTGCTAGTCCAGTCTATTTTTACATTTCTGTCATACTGAACTGAGTCTTGTGTAAGTGTTGCATTGAATACTGATGAGGCAGCAGAAGATGTTGTGCCAGACTGAATAAATTCATCGGTATCAAGATCATACACTTCAAAAATAACACTAGTTATGCCGCTAGCAGCAGTAAAAGAAATTGTAAGATCGTCATAATCGGTACGCAGATATTCGTTCAATGAATGTCACCTCAATTATATTTTACTACATATTTGATAAATGAGAAAGGGGCCGATCTAGTGACCGACCCCTTTCTCTTACTAGGTTTATCAGCCTGTTACTGCGTTTGCCTTTGCCATTGCAGATAGTTCTTCAATGTTAAGACCCATGCGAACATAAACCGTGTATTCGATTGTGTCCTTCTTTGGCTTGAACTCGCGGTGAACAGTTACGTCTCTCTGGAATCCCCAGATTCTATTCTGTGGGAATGTGAGATCGACGAAGTGATCTGGGTACAGTGGAACTTCCATTACGGGGATACCGAAGATGGATGTTGTCATTCCTGCTGGACCACCAACGCGGGCTGGTGTGCCACGGAGAACTCCTGAGGCAATGTCCTCTGGAACCCCACCTGATCCGATTTGACGGAGATCGGTTAGGAGTGTCTGCACGTTCTTTGTTGAAGCGTAGAACTTAAGTTCACCTCTACGGGCCTTGTACTTACGTCCAAGTGCATTGTAAAGTGCTTCGAAGAACACGATTGCAGAACCAGTCTTCAACTGACCAGCAGTTGTTGCAGCAGTGAAGTAGTTTGATGCTGTGCTTACTGTTGCTGCTGTTCCAAAGTGAGTGCCACCAGCGGCACCGTCAGCCAACTTAACAAATCCATCAATTGTGTATGGATATGTTGTACCAGCGTAGGAAGCCGTGCCCTGAGCAGCGAGACCATTGATGGCAATGTCCTCAAGATCGTTACCGAATTGTGTTGCCATCAGGCGTACAATGTGATCTTCAAGGGCTGACCCTTCAATGTTGTCCTCAAGACCCTCAGTTGAGAGTTCGTAATCAAGACGGAACTTGGTTGTTACGATTTCAACCTTGGTGAATTGAGCACCACGGTTGACGTAAGCACCTTCTCCTGATCCTGCATCAAAAACGTTCTCTGATGCCTGTGAAGCCTTACGGATCAGTCTTGTTCCAACCTGAACCTTGTCGAATTCTGCTGTGTTTGCTCTCATGATTTGTCTACGGCCATCATTACCGAGAACCATCTGATCGAAAACATAGTCAAGGAACTGACGAGATTGTTCTGGAAGTAGCGTGCCACCTGCCTGTGTTGCTGGGTTTGTTGTTAGGTTCTCCATGTTTACGTTTGCAACATCGGAGATGATTGCACCTGTTCCAACGTTAACAGCGGCAGCAGCCTTATTGATAATATCGCTCATTTATTTACACCTCTCTTTCATAATTTGTTATAGATCTGCGGAATTGAGGAAACGTCCGCCCCATAATGACTTCTTCATTACGGGTTGCTCTGGAGTACTGTTTTCCAGTTCACCAGACTTCTTCATTGCTGTATCTTCTTCTACAGACTCAACTCTTGCAGCGAGTTCTTCTGCTCCCTTAGAGATATCAGCGATACTCTTGGCAAGTTCCTCGTACTTGCCACTAAGTTGTCCAACTTTTTCATCGAAAGACTTGAGTAGTTCTGAGATTGACTCAGAAATTACAGTAAAGCCTTCCTTGCTAGCCTCAGCGGACTTTGCTAGCGCATCATTTATAAAACTCTTGACTTCGCCAAAAGCCTTCTCAAGATCAATTTGTTCGGAAGTGTCAACGGCCAGATCCTCTGCATCCACAGCCTTGGCAAGTTCTTCGTCAGCCTCATCTACTTCTTCGACTGACTCTTCGACCTCAAATTCGACCTCTTCAACTTCAGCGGTGTCAAGTTCTTGGGCCTCTACGTTATCAGCCACTTCAACACCTCCTTCTTCATTAACATCACGAAATTTTTTCATTCGTGAGTCCTTATTTGCTTTTGTTGACAAGGGATGACCCGAAGGCAACAAATCTGTGTCAAACGGCTTTCTCTTGAACCTACCAGTTCTTACTGCCTGTAGAAAACCGTTTACCCTAGCGTATGCCCACTGCTCTGCCGACGCCACGTTTGGCCGAACAGAGCCAGGATTTGTACGATAGGCACCTATTCCACGATTGTAAACTTGTCTAAGCATAGACACAGTTACTCTCTTAGAAGCAACACTACCATATTTTTGGTTATGTTGCGTTACTAATTCGTTAAGTCTTGATTGCACAGAACTTGGTTCTGCTTTTTCCATGTGCATTTTTGTTTGCAGTGTCTTCAATTTTCTCAGGTTTGAGATGTTTTTCGCTACTCTTCTGTCTGTAGGAACGTATTTATTTCCAGATGTTTGACGATAAACTCTTACTATAGCAACAGGATTTTCTTCTGTTGCCATGACGGACTCATTTGTTCCACGCACCTTGACGGACCCAGAAGTTTTTATGGACTCTACCTTCCCTTTTGCATATTGTGTTGCTGCTGGTGGCTTAGGAACTGCATATGCAACAAAGTCTCCTGTCGAAACACTTCCTCTTTCTGCCTTATAGACAACCTTCTTCTTTCTTCTTCTCATAGATCTTGAAACGCCGCCTGGAAGACCCTGTTGTGCATTTCTAGTTGGAACGCCAGTCTCTGTTGAGATAACTTGTTTATCAGACATATCCATGTCATCGTCCATGTCATCCATCATGTCTGCTCTTAGTGCAGCCTCAGCCATTTCTCTAGACTCAAAGCATCCTTCAAGTTCTCCATCTTCATCAACAATGGCAAATCCTGAATTACACATTGGATGATTCTCAACAACTCTCTTTTGCTTCTTCATGTCCTCATCTTCGTGCATTGATTTAATCATTACTGAATCAACACATTTTGCAATCTCTTCATCCTTAGATGGATCATTGGACTCTACCCAACCAACATTTTCCATTGCTTTGTGGCAGATAGAGCATTCCATAGATTCAGCAGAATCAGGTATTGCGATCTCATCTTCGGCGCACCAGAAAATATTCTCAACTGAGAAAGAGGTAGCGATACCACTAGTAATAACCTCATCATTGACCTTTTGGATTGATAGAATATTGGCAAACTGATTTGCTGGGCTATCAACTAGTGACAATTCCATAAGTTCATATTTCTTTACAAGTCTTATTGGTTGATCGGTCTCATCGTCCATAGATGGCTCGGACTCAAGGATTCTTCCGCCAATTGAAAATCCTGTTAGTGTTCCGTCTAGAACCATCTGCCACACATTTTCTGCGCCCTTGGATATGTATGCATCAACAAAGACTCCGCTATATGTCTTGGCAGTCTTTGGATCATAGAAATTGTTTTCTTTAAAAGAAATAACCTTGCCCGCTGGAATTGGCTGATGCATAAGACGAACGTTGCCACGGAAATTATCAAAGGCTTCTCTTGAAGCCTCAGAAAGTAATTTGTCGCCTTGACGGTCTATGTTATCAAGGGTGGCGAATCCACTAACTACTCTTCTCTCTGCATCGACTTTAGCAATCGGCATAGTGAAGCGCAAACTGTTATCATCGCTTTCGAAGTGTGCCTTAAAAATTTCTTTCATAGTAGTTATTATTATATAATCTTTTGGTTTATTAATTCTGTTGCCTACCGTCGCCTTGTGTTGCACGACCAGTTTCATCTGAGTCTGGTGCATTTGCAGCGCGATCTTGATCTCTTCTTCTGTTACCAGTTGCTTGTGCTGTTTGTTCTGCTGCTTGTTGTGCGGTCAGAACTACCGGAGCGTCACCATCTGGTATGCTTGGAAGTTTGAGGCGTGCTCTAACCTCATTTGGAAGAACAGTCTTCATTCTAAGATATCTTTCATCTATCTTGGATTGCGTTTCTTCATCGGTCAGTGTGAGTTCGTTGAACTCAAATCTAAAGATATCTGTTTTCTCGCCAATAATCTTGTTAATTTTCTTCTCAAGGGAATCTTGTGCTGGACGACAGACCTGTTCTTTGAAGGTTCTATCTGCCTCTCTCGCTGCTGCTAGACCAATGCCCTCTGCCGCTCCAACTTTAGATGCTGGTGTTCTATGTACCATAAGTATTTCTGATACGTTGCCTTTTCTATAGTTAGCAAAAGAAGATTCTTGAACGCCATTCTCAATGGCCTCCATCTTCATCTCAACTTTGCCGTCTGGTGTATCTGAGGGAATCGGAATGACAACTGTTCTATGGTTTTGGCCTCTTAGATTGCCTTGGAAAAACTCAAACAATCTTTCCTCTGCTTCGCGGGACATCTTAGCGCCCTTAAGCCAGAATACATATCTTGGAACAGCCTTGTTCTCAAAGTACTCAAGGTTGAACTTGGATGAGAATTCGTTGCCAGCCATAGCATTTTTAGCGGCAACAATTGCTGGGACGCCATAGTAAGTATTGGTTGGAGTGTAGTTCTTGATATGAATAATTTCATTTGGACGCGGATCTGTGGTAATTGGATTCTTAGTGGTTGTATCTTGGAAGTTTCTAAAATACACCGCCTTGCCAGAAACTATTTGAACATATCCGTCTCTTGTCCTACGAACTCTCATTGTTGGAGATGGAATGTGACCTATGTAACCAATTTCTCCATTAGACTTTCTACCAATTTCTATATATCCATTTCCAGTTGCTTCAGCATCGGTATATACCTTCATCAGCGTGGCAGTTAGAGTGTCATCGTCATTTCTACTCTCTAGCCAGTCTATTACCCTGGTTCGGGCACGCGCAATATTCCTTCTTAGCCTTGCCAAATCATCTGGATTCTCTGCGTCTTCCATTCGCTGCATAGTTTCTGGAGACGGGAGCAAGTCATATCCAAGACCAACAATATTGGCGACCTTGGCATTAATAGCCGCATAGTTAGGAGCGGAAAGTTCATAAATTTTAGCAAGGGCATATTGATTGTATTGTGGCTCAACTACGTCAAATATTCCATATCCAAACTTATCTGGAATAATTTGCTTTGATGTTGCCTCATCACCAGAATATTGGTTATCATCTGCCTCAACAATCTGACCACTGACAGTGACCAGAGCCTTCGCAATCTTTCTCTTAGCATTGCGCTTGAAATTTTGAGATAGCCCAGAAAGTTCTAGTAGATCATCAGATGACTTTTTAAAGTCGTCCTGCTCTAGAACAACTGGCTCCGACTTGGTTAAGCCTGGAAGCCTTACGCCATCAACTAAGGCTTCTTCTCGCTCTTGCTGCATCTCTCCACGCTCCTGTGTCTCCAAATGTAAGAAGTCCGTTATTCATTCTTTCCATGTCTTGCTGATACTCTTCTTCAGTGACTCTACCAACACCTGGAATAAAGACTGCTTCCCCATCTGGCTGACCATAATGCGATGCAACCTTTTTTATTTCTACCATTTTGGTAATATCTCCGCGTTCGGCTGGTATGTTAAGAACATTTCGGTCCTCATCAGCAAAGATAGAGCCGTCTGGAAGTCTCCAAACGTATATTCCGTATCTTGATTTGTCCTCTACTACAGATAATTTTGGCTTATTCATACCACAATAGTACCATAATTATGTTATTGCTGAGTATTTTTGACCAGATATGTTACTATTTTGGGGATTAACTTAGTTTCTGTGAACACCCCTTGTAGTTTTACAAATGCCTTATTTTTATAAGATTGGCCAGACAATACATTGACATAATCGTTATTAACAGTTGGAACTACAACTAATTTAGCACTGGCATTGACCTCATATACTTCATTATCCAAAAGAGAAAGAATCCTGTCTCCCTGTCGTACCTTGACCAAATCAAAATACGAGTCATCTCCAACTAGTTCGTTGGTGGTAAAGTTAGAAGCAGAATTGCTGGTGGCAGCAATTACACTAGAAAGTATTTTATTTTGATCGTCATATGCTTGATATATTACTTCGCTGTCTTGAGAATAGTTTTTGGATTCATCTGAGTCAACGAGGTTTATTGAGTATGAAGCGGTATGCCCACCTAGCACCACTGCACTTCCACCAATAAATGAGTTGTTAATGTATGATATTTCAATATCACCTAGAAGTGTTTCTAGCATATAAACATTTTGTATATTAAAGTTGGATTTTGATTGATTCCCGAATCTTACAACAAACTCATTTACGCTAGCAGTATCTAGTTTTGGATCGAAAGCAAAAGCAACATGTGCCCAATTTTTATCATATATGGTTTGTGCGCTTGCACCGTTTAGATAGTATTTGGCAGACGATGAAGACATTACTATATTATTTGAAGAATCTACGCTAGCAGAAAAAAGAGATGTTGAAAGAGAAGATGAACTAAATATCTCCAAGAACCTAGTTGCGGACGCAGAATCATTAAACTTTATATAAAATCCAATTACGCCTAATTTTGTTGGCCTAAATTTTATATCTCCAATAGAGTTGTTAAATTTTATTCCAGAATAGTCTGTTAAAAAGATTGACGGAGTTTCATCAAATTCAGGAATATATGACTGTGCCGAAGCATTGCTATGCAATCTTATTTTGGTTCCACCAAAATCAACAATGTCTGTATATGATCCACTGTAGTTGTACGCCTCGCCTTTAAAATACTTAACTGTTGGTCGGTAGGCCAGAATATCCTCACCCTTAATTTCAATATCAAATGATGTATAGTTTCTATTCAAATCTTTAAGATTGAGCCATTCTAAACTATTAATTTTTGACAATTTGGTTTTGGGCCAGGAGACACTTCCAGAATAATCATAAAGAGTTGCGTATATATTTACCTGAGATCCAGAAATAACATCTGGATATCCAAATTCAAACCTGTTAGATGAAATTACAACTGATCCAGAATCACTGGTTTCTGCAAGTCTTGCTCCATGAATTATAAAGTTCATAGTTCCGTAACTTGACACTTTAAATCTTGATAACGAGGTGTCATAGGTTGCTGAATATATTTCTTTCGTATAAGAATCTATATCGTTATAAGATGATGCAGAAAATCCAGAACTAGCAACTAAAAACTTTAGGAATGTTCCTGAAAACTGATTTACATCTGAAGGAGATGCAGTAGACTGATCAAACGTAAAGTTGCTTCCTATTCTTACAACATTGTCTGTGGTGGGCGGGAAATAAGATGAAAACGGATCGGACCCGTATACGCTTCCAGAGTAGTTGGCAAAGGAAGCGGATTGCACTGAAGAACCAGATAAGGAAAAATAGAAAATTGAATATGGGTCGTATTTCATTCCTATGTATGCTGTGGGGCTTGAGGTGGCAGAGGGAATATAAAAAGATAAAGATGATGCTGTTTGTGCATCAACCACCTTTAGGTAATAAGACCCAGAAGAATTTTCAATTTTAAACTGTATTATGTCGCTTATTGGATTCAAGCCGTATGACATAATAGTCTGTGATGATCCAGATGATGGAAGTTGACCGTCTATTCTGACCTTGACAAAGAATGGTTCTGACTTATCCCTCATTATTGAAGATAGGTTAAATATGTCTATCGCTGTGCCGGAAGATATTGATGCTGTAGAAAACTTTATAGAGTTATTAGAGGCAGTTATATTATTATCCGATGAGTATAGAACTGGAGCGGCATACTGAATATTATACAGACCGCTATTATCGTGAGACAGATTAACCCTCTGGGACAACCTCCATTCCTGAGGAAGTTCCCAATAATCAAAATAATTTTTCTTTGTGTTGTTTGTTGAAAAATTGTAGTAATCGCCACCAAGATTGAAAAATAGATTTTCATTAAAGTTTTTTCCAAGACCATAAAAATAATGTTTTTTTGCCATGTTTGTACTCAGAGCGTAGGGATAAATGGCAGCAGAGTCTACAAATATTTTTATTTGCTCATGTCCATAAAACTCAAGGATGTTATTGGAATCATGTGAAGCATCAACGGGAAGTTGTTGATTCTCTGATACACTTTCAGATTTAACCACTCCATTAACAATTAGAGATATATTTCCATTGTTATAGTTCATTACAATATGGGTTGGATTTTCTAGTTCTGCTAGGCCATAAGATACTTCGGTAAAAGATGATGAGTTTCCGTATCTATATATTAAATAGTTTTCTTTTAAAAACAGACCAACGTTTGTGGAATTTTTTCTTTTAACTATTGTTATTTCTTGCGGCACGACACTATTGGCCTGAATCCAAAATTCTAGTGCATATTCTTTACTTTTATAAAGTTCAGAGAATCGATTCATAGCGGGAATAGAAATTCCAACAACTGAAGAACTTTCTAGTGACAAAACTGTTCTTCCACCATAGATAATTGGAACCTTTATAACGCTCGTTGCTGAAGTATTTATAGATGCCGAATACGCGACTGAAGACGTGTTAAAGAAATTTATGGGCCTTGATATTGATGCGGAATCATCTATATCATCGAAAGCCCAAATAATATCTGGCCTGTCTTTAAGTATTAAGTTGCTATACGACACCTATCCTCCGCCTAAACCTGGGTAATGTCACAAGCCCCTGATACACATGCAAGTTCCTGACTTCCGGTGGTTCCATCAGTTGTTTCATAGTATGTTAACCAGTTCCAGTCAAGTGTTTTTGGGGTCTTGTCCAATATCTCATTATACTCCATTTCAGAGATTTCCTGATATGGTGCCTGCTGATATGTGTGATCAGAATAGGGTAGGAATGAGATCCCAGATAGTTCATCAATGTGTCTGAACACCCATGCTCCTACTTCCATCCACTCATCTTCTTTTACGGATACTGTAATAGATGGCTTATGCTCTGTCCAATGTCTTTGATACGCCAGCCACAACTCTAAATGCTGAATGGCAGTTAGATCATTTCTAGTCAGTGCTCCTTCTGGTGCTTTAATTGGAAATGTAAAGACTGTTGTGTCATTTGGCTTCATTACGTCTGGCTCATTGATTACGCCAGCATCCTTGAGAAATGTGGTAACTGGATCTTTGTTGTCTGCACGAATCGTTCGTGCATAAAACTCGCTATGCCATGTGTGCATTCCACTAGAACAGTTTACTAGTTGTGACACCGTTCCTGATGGCTTTACACATGTAATAGCAGTTGACTGATTAATGCCAAGTTCTTTAGCGTACGCCTTATTTGCTCCTATGGCCTGAAGTCTGAGAGCGGTAAGCCACTGTTCTAACTTCTCCATTCCCTGTGAGCCATTAAGAACTGGATGCCCGAATTGTCCTGTTAATGATACTCCAAGAAGTCGCTCTTCTTCTGAGTTCTTCTGCCAAATCTTACGCAGATACTTGAAGCGAGTGAATGTTGACTGAAATGTTCCAAGGATTGTAGCAATGGTAACTTTGTGTAGCAAATCCTCTAGAGTATCACTTTCACGGACAACCACCTCTGTAAGATTGCAGAATTGATATGGACGAAGAATAATTTCACTACATGGATTGGTTCCAAACTCATGGTTTGGGTCGCGGCGCTCATTCTTCGCTGCAACCTTCTGTGCTGCTACGCGAGAGAATATGCCACGCTCTCCACTCTTTGAGTCATAGAGTGATTTCCACTCTGCCATGAAAACTTCCATACTTGGTCTTTTCTCATATACCGCTGAGTTGTTGGCGAGTGCTCTTTGAGAATTGTATTCCCACCAAGAACCTGCCTTTGCCGCAGCCATGTTACGGTCTTCTAGGTCGGACAGGGAGATCATTGCTGATCTACGCACTCCACCAACAACTACAACCTCTGCGATCTTGCACATAATGTCATGAGCCTCTAGTGGCGTTAACTTACGTCCAGATGCAGATCTTATAGTTTCAACCGTAAACCTAAATAGTCTATCAAGGGGGTCAGGGCCAGATGCCCTGCCACCGAAAGTCTTAAGTCTTGCGCCTGCTGGTCTAACATTAGACAAGTCCCAACTAGGAACCTGTCCCTGATAAAGAAGCGCAATCAACTCTCTGAGGGCCTTTGCCCAACCAGCCTTTGAATCATCGACAACTATGGTTGTTGGTGAAATTTCAAAGTGCTCGTTAATAACGGGAAGTTGATTAACATATTTTGATTCTACTGAGTATCCAACTCCTGTTCCACACATAAGGATATACATGGCCTCATCAAACGATCTAAGGCAGTCAACTGGTAGGTAGGAACAGTTATAGATGCAGGTATTATCTCTTTCCAATGCTGGGCCTGCTGTCATTAGGCCACGCATTGAAGGCATTACGTCTGTTGCTAAAATGGCATTATGAATATCATTAATAACATCATCACTAACGTTATAGTTGCTGTGTTTGGATAGAGTGGTTTTGACATAATCAACATATCTAGCGACTGTTTCATTCCAATCCTCCCTGCGATTTTCTTCTTCCATCCATCGTGCATATCTTGTCTTGTGGATGACTTGCTGGTAGGCTGTTGGTAGTGAAACTGTCATATTGATCTCTCCATTATAAATAAAATACCGCAGAAAGCGGTAAGAATTATTGTATCGCAAACGGCTTTCAAAGTTCAAAAAATCTGCTGTGATATAGTTATCAGCATGATAACTATTCAGGAATTACACCAGTATTATAGGATGTCGCAGATTGGCGTCGTGCCTAAAATTACATGTCCAATGAACGATGCTGATGGTGAATTGGTTCCTTGGGTTGATGGCCAAGAAAGGGCGTGTATGTGGTGTCTTTCTTGTGACTTAAAATTATATTTTGGAATGAATAAAATTGAAAAGATTAGGTCGTTACTTCATCAATAACAAATAGGTTGCCATATAAAAGAGTCGTAACGACTGATGCAGAGTCGGTCATCTGAACATCATATATCCAATTCTTTTTTGCGTTAAGAAGAGAAGATGTGCTAGCAGAAAGTGTTATTAAAACTGTTCCTGCGCTAGCAGAAACTGTGCTGGCAGACATGTCATATGCAGTAGTTGTATTCTTTTCCTTAACAGCCGCCTTAAAGGTGGTTCCTGCTGGAATAGAATATGCGCTGCCAGAAGACTTAAGTGACATGTTGAATCTTAACGTGTCACCCTTCCATAATTTAAATGCATTGTATGCTGGAGTACTCATCTCTGCACCACTACCTTAAAGTTATTCATATTAGACTGAGAACGTATCTGAATAGTATTTGTATTTATTGCGTCATGCTCAACGATAACAGTCTCGTTATCTGTATTATACACCATCACAATTGGATTTTCATACCCAAGATTATGAGTTACTGTGTAATAGTAAATTCCACCTATTGGGGAGACGTAGGACAGTGTTTCTATATAAGTCAGATTGACATCACCAGATAATCCATTTACAGAACTGACCGCCGAAAAAACTGTACTAAGTTCAATAATTTGAATTGGATCGTCTACTGTTTCTACAGTGATTTGACTCACACCAGAGTCTGTTGTTATGTCTATGTTGTCAACATCTGAAGTGATGTCTAAACTAATTTCATTCACTGCATCTACGTTATCTAGTTCTAACTCAGTTAGAGTTGTCTCATAAGAAATTGAAATCTGGTCTATGCCAGAGTCAACTTCAACATCAATCTGCGGATCGGACATGTGATTCCAACTTTTCTTCAACTAGTTGCAGTCTTAATTGAATCTTATCAACGGCATCTCTCATACTAGTGCCGTGGTTGGGATGCAATTCTTTTTCTATGAGGATCACTTTATTTTCAATCTTCTTAATAGACTC